AGGTGTTGCTCAACGTACCAAACGTATCAATGGTATTGATGGTCGTATGATTAAAGTTGACGAGGACTACAAGGCACTTAACAGACTGTTGCAAAGCTGTGGTGCTATTGTAATGAAAGTTGCTGTGCGTAACTGTTGTAACAAACTCGATGAGCTTGGTGTATTCTACAAGCTTGTTGCTCAGGTACACGATGAGTTCCAGATCGAGACTAAACCAGAAGATGCTGACGTTGTTGGTCAGGTTGCACGACAAGCAATCATTGATGCAGGTGTTGAGTTAAAGATGCGTTGTCCAATGGATGCAGAGTATCGTGTTGGGTCTAACTGGAGTGCTACTCACTAATTATCTTACTATAGGGAGGGCTGTGTACTATTTATTTACTATAAAGACTTTACAGGAGGTGAAATACATGCTATAATATTACTATAAAGTTAAATAATTAATTAACTTTCAATGGATTACGTTTAATGTAATCTAAAGAATGCAACATAATCTTAATAGTTAAATACAAAGGTAAACTAATATGAACGATAAACCAGTTGTAGTATCATGTGAAATTCATTGGCCTTTCTTGAGCAAGCCTAATGAGATGTCAGGCAAGTATCAGGTGGATGTAGGTAAGCTATCCTCTAAGGCAGTAGAAGTGCTGTCGAGCATGGGCATTGAAGTTCACAACAAAGGTGATGATAGGGGTAACTATGTTACTGTTAAGTCAAAGCATCCAATCGTACCTGCGTTCTCTAACACAGACTCGGTAGACTCTGCTTTGATTGGTAATGGTAGTAAAGCTAACGCGGCTCTCAAGCCATATCATTGGGACTTTAAAGGCAAGAAAGGTACATCAGCTAGTCTGTCCAAGCTACTGATTACTGAGGTTGCTGTTTATGATAAGGATGGAGATGGCGGGGCTATCGACATGGATGATGTAATCTAATGTTACTCATTGATGCCGACATTCTAAGTTACAGAATAGGCTTTGCCTGTAAAGAAGAGACTGTTGAGACTGCTATTTCTCAATTAGATAACTTGGTGTTGGACATACTGGTAAGGGGCTGTGATGATGCAGTCCCCTACCAACTCTACTTAACTGGCAAAGGTAACTACCGAAACAAACTTGCCACAATCAAACCTTACAAAGGAAACAGAACATCAGAGAAGCCAGAACACTTTTACCTGTTGCGTGATTACATGGTAGACAAGTGGGATGCTATTGTTGTCGAGGGACAGGAGGCTGACGATGCCATTGCTATCGAAGCCACTGCTCAAGGCAAAGACACTGTGATCTGTAGTATTGATAAAGACTTCCTTCAAGTACCATGTAGACATTACAACTTCAATAGAGACGAATGGACTACAGTAAATGAATGGGATGGGCTTTACTTCCTATACAAACAAATGCTAACTGGAGACAGAGTAGATAACATTCAGGGTTGTGTAGGTATTGGCGAGGTTAAAGCAGACCGAGCATTGCAATGGTGTGAGACAGAAGAAGACCTGTACCAAGCCGTTATAACTTGTTATAAGGGTGATACTGAGAGCTTGTATGAGAACGCTAGACTACTCTACTTGCGTAGGTATGAAGAAGAATGGTGGGTCGATCCTGTGTCACGAAAGGATAACCATAACGGTGTCAATCCTATAGGTGGAACACCACCATCTGCACCGATCAGTGCTGACATAGACTCTGAAGAGAAGCTTCAGGTAAGGGTAGGTAATGGCTAAGAAACCTAGAGTACCTAGAACCAGAGCAGGAGGTAAGTGGACAGAAGCAAGGTATTGGGGATTCATACGTTCAGCGTTAAGAGAGGCGAACAGAAGATTCCCACCAAGATATGCCGCCAAAGCTAAAGCTAAGAAAGCAGTGGTTGGTCAACGTCATCGCTTCGAGTTTCAATGTGCCTGTTGCGAACAATGGTTCAAGGATAAGGAAGTACAAGTAGATCACATCGTACCCGCAGGTACACTGCGTAAGTACGAAGACCTACCTAAATTCGTAGAGAATATGTTCTGTGAAGTCGATGGATTACAGGTGCTATGTAAACCCTGCCATCAGAAGAAGACTAACGCAGAGCGTGAGGAGCGTAAAGCAAATGACAACTAGACATTTAGTAATACCAGATACTCAATGTAAACCAGATCAGTCTTTTGACCATCTTGAGTGGGCAGGTAAGTATGCCGCCGCCAAGAAGCCAGAGGTTATTGTTCATCTGGGAGACCATTGGGATATGCCATCGTTGTCGATGTATGATGTAGGTAAGAAGTCCTTCGAGGGCAGACGATACACCAATGACATCGAGGCAGGACACAGAGGTATGGAAGCCTTCCTTAAACCCATCAGGGCAGAGCAACAAAGGCTACGTCAGAACCGCAAGAAAGTATGGAATCCTAGATTGGTATTCCTGATAGGTAATCATGAACAGCGCATCGAACGTGCTATTGAGAACGATGCCAAGCTAGACGGCTTGATAGGTTATGAAGACTTTAAGCTTGATGAATATGGTTGGGAAGTGTATGACTTCTTAGAACCTGCCATCATTGACGATGTAGCATATTGCCACTACTTTACTAGTGGTGTCATGGGTAGACCAGTAAGTAGCGCACGATCCATGCTAACCAAGAAGCATCAGAGTTGCATCATGGGTCACGTTCAAGACAGAGAATGTGCATACTCTAAGAAAGCAGACGGCACTAGAATCACTGGATTGTTTGCAGGTATCTACTATGCTCATGATGAGGACTATCTAAACCATCAGACTAACGGCAGTTGGAGTGGAATATGGATGCTCCATGAAGTCAACAAGGGACAGTTTGACGAGATGCCTGTATCAATGTCCTACTTGGAGAAGAAGTATGGCACTAACATTTAAAGACTTATGCGAACGTCTTGCCCACCTAGACGAGATAACATTGCTAGAAGTACTAGACATAGCTAGTGAGGATATCGTTGAAAAGTTTAAGGACAAGATTGAAGACCGCTATGAAGAACTTGAGGAGGAACTAGAATGAGTATTAATGATGCCAGTCCTGAAGAATGGGATAGAGTTGCGGGTAAGATGCACTCTGCCGCCATGTTAAGCTACAAGAATATGGCTGAGAAAGAAGCCAAGCTAATGGAAGCAATGGTAGAAGAACCACCGCATTACAACTCAGGTGACGTTGAATGTATTGATGCTATCAGGGCATCCATGAATCAGACAGCTTATCATGGGTATCTAAAAGGTAATGTTCTAAAGTATCTTTGGAGATATACATACAAGAAGAAACCTTTAGAAGACCTACGCAAAGCTAAGTGGTACTTGGAGAAACTAATAGAAGAACAGGAATAAATATGAAAGTGATTGATGGTAAATTCAACAAGACACCCGAAAGCACGACCCTAGAAAAGATTACCAAAGTAGTCGATAGTATGGACATAGATGAAGAAGATGTTGATACAGAGTTTGCTTTGATAGTTTATAACAGGGAGGGATTCACGACAATAGGAACTAGTCTAAGCATAGCAGAGTCTATCTTCCTACTTGAATCAGCTAAGATTGGATTGTTGGCAGGTGAACCAGATGTCTCAACTACATTACAATAGGAGGTACTATGTCAGGCAAAGGCAGTAGTCCTAGACCAATTCCAAACCCAGAAACATTTGACAACAACTGGGATGCAATATTCGGAAAGAAAAAGGACAGTAAATCAAAAGACAAAGACACTAAAAAGGTAAAGAAATAATGGATAATTATCAAAGTTATATACACAAAAGTAGGTATGCTAGATATCTACCTGATGAGAAAAGGAGGGAGACTTGGGAAGAAACAGTTGATCGCTACTTATCTTTCTTTAAGAAAAGATGTAAGCTAGATGACAAGACTCAGGAGGAGCTACGACAGGCGATTCTAAACCATGAAGTGATGCCGTCAATGAGAGCATTGATGACAGCAGGTGAAGCTTTAGAGCGTGACAATGTAGCAGGGTTCAACTGTAGTTACCTACCTATCGACCACCCTAAAGCGTTTGATGAGATGATGTACATTCTAATGTGCGGTACAGGTGTCGGATTCAGCGTTGAGAGACAATACATAACTAAATTACCAGAAGTATCGGAGGACTTCCATGCCACAGAAAGCATCATCCACGTTGCCGACTCTAAGATTGGATGGGCTAAAGCCTACCGTGAACTTATCACAATGCTCTATAGTGGTCAAGTTCCTGAGTGGGACTTATCTAGAGTTCGTCCTGAAGGCACACCCCTTAAAACCTTCGGTGGTAGAGCAAGTGGCAAAGAACCTTTGGAAGACCTCTTCAAGTTCACTGTTGAAGTCTTTCGGTCTGCCGCAGGTAGAAAGCTGTCTTCCATCGAATGTCACGATCTCTGCTGTAAGATTGCACAAATCGTTGTCGTTGGAGGAGTCAGAAGATCGGCTCTTATCAGTCTCAGTAACCTCACCGATGATCGCATTAGAAGAGCCAAGTCAGGGCAATGGTGGGTAGATAACCCTCAACGTGGTCTTGCAAACAACAGTGCATGTTACACAGAGAAGCCTGACTTTGAAGCGTTCCTAAATGAATGGTCTAGTCTCTACGAAAGTAGAAGTGGAGAGCGTGGTTTCTTCAGCCGAGTAGCTAGTCAGAAACAAGCGGCTAAGAATGGCAGACGAGACCCTGACCAAGACTTTGGAACAAACCCTTGTAGTGAAATCATACTACGACCTAACCAGTTCTGTAACCTGTCAGAAGTTATTGTTAGAGCAGATGACACACCTGAGACATTGAAGCGTAAAGTACGTCACGCAACAATACTAGGTACGATGCAAGCAACACTAACTGACTTCAGATATCTAAGAAAGAAATGGCAACAGAACACAGAAGAAGAAGCCTTGCTTGGTGTATCCATGACAGGCATTCAAGATTGTAAACTAACCAATGGAGCAAAAGATGGACTACCTGAATTACTTGAAGAACTTAAAGCAGAAGCTGTACTCGTTAATAAAAAGTGGGCTAAACGTCTTGGGATTAACCAATCCACAGCAATCACTTGTGTCAAGCCTAGCGGTACTGTTAGTCAGCTTGTTAACAGTGCTAGTGGTATACACGGTCGTTTCGCCGAGTACTACATCAGGCGTGTTAGGGCTTCTGTTAGCGATCCTCTTTGTGGTGTACTTGAGAAAGCGGGGATAGCATCAGAGCCAGACAAAGTATCACCCTCTACATTGGTGTTCAGCTTCCCTCAGAAAGCACCTAAAGGGGCTGTGATGTCATCGTCTCAAACAGGAATGGAACAGTTGGAGTTATGGGATGTTTATCAAAAACACTGGTGTGAACACAAGCCGTCTGTCACGGTATATTACCGCGATAGTGAGTTCCTTGATATTGGCAGTTGGCTATACAATAATTTCGATACTTGTAGTGGCGTTTCTTTCCTACCATTCAGCGAGCATTCTTATGAGCAAGCTCCTTACGAGGAGATTACCAAAGAGAAGTATCAAGAGTTGGCTAAGGCAATGCCTAAGCACATTGAATGGGACATCACAGAAGACAGTGATAAAACAGAGGGAGCGCAAACCCTAGCATGTACTGGAGGAGCATGTGAGATTTAACTAGATAAAACAAAGCCCCTATGCCAAACGGTGTAGGGGCTTTTTAGTATCCTTACTTCTTGATAGTCTGCGCTATCTTTTCTCCACTTCGACCTACGACATAACCGCCTAGACCTAGTTGTAGAAGCATCCATGCCTCATCCCTGAGAGGGGTTGCTAGAAGACCTAGCGAATCTCCAACAGCAAGCACCAAGAAAGTTAACATTGTTATTGGTCTCCAAGAAGATGCCAACAAGTTACCTGAACTAGCCTCACTGTTTACTATATTAGCACGAGCAGTTAACGCTTGTGTCTCGTAATCAAACACCTGTTGCATTGCCGCCGCCTGTACCTCTAACATCTTACTCTTAGCGTTCAAGCGCTCCTCATCTGACGTATGTAACTCGTCAACTAAGTTAGCCGCAGGTTTGAATATGTTTGCAATTAAATCTGTTACGCCTATCATTATTCCTCCAAGAGAGCAGGTATTATTGGGAAAGCACCGCCAACATCTTTTACGACTTCCATGACTACATCTTCAGGTGCAATGTTTCCTGACATTATTCCACTAATACCACCCATTAAATCATTAAACTTACCTGCCGCCGCGCCTAGCAATACAGTAGTTGGATCAACTCCCCAGTTACTAGCACGTAGCGGATCAACCGCAAACGACAAACCACCAATGTAAGTGATTGCGTTTAGAGCATGACCCATAGCATCTCTATCTTCCCACTTCTCAATGTCACCTGTCTTTGCAAACTCTCGCAGAGCAGATGCCATAATCTGTGTAGCTACCATCATACCAATATAAGGTGCAATCACCGCCGCTTGCTTTAGCTTATCCTCTGTTGTGCCATTAGCCACCATTGCGTTATACCAACCTTTCATTACTACGTTGTTAAACACAACAGCAAAAGACTTCAACTGAGCAATCAACTTAAATCTTTCATCAGACATCCAAGCAGGTTTCTGTATCATTCGTGGTCTCATTACAGTGTCTTCAATGATGTTAAGAATACCCATCTTAAAGTCTTCTCTGTAATACTTATCTTTCTTACCACCACGAAGATGCCAGTTATAGGCTTCAGAGATGTTAAGACCAGCTTCAGCAAACTTGTCTCCAAGTCTTAGCTGTTCATCTACGTTAGCCTCCTTAACTGCTTTCTCGTAAGCAACCAAGTCAGACCTAAAGCCCTGCTCTGCAAGGATAGCGGCAGTCATTCTCAAAGACTCAGTAAACTGTGGAGTTAGTGTCAGGTTATAGAAGAAGTTTTCTATGTTAGTAATACGACCACCGATCTCATTGTCACCTATTCGAGATGCTGTAGTATTCTTTAACTCATATAGAGTAATACCTAAGTCTTCTAAGATACCCTCGTCAACTAGCTTTGTTGCATCTGTAAAGTCTAGCCCACGACCATGCCTAAACTGCTGTTTAATAATCCTAGAAACTAACTTACCTGTTGTGGTTATAGCCTTGCCTGTCTTCCCTGTTCTAGAGGCTACAACGAACACCTCAGCCAAAGAAGGAAGAATAGATAGGGGTAGTAAGGTTACAGATAAACCTGCTCTAACAGCATTCTGAGCCGTTCTAAGGGCATCGCCTTGAGTAACGTCTAAGTTTCTAATAGGAATACGCTGAGACAGGTTCATCATGTTAGCAAAGTCTGCCATCAATCCATTAATATCAAAAGCTACGCCACGCTCTCTAGCATCTTGAACAACTTCTAATACTTCTCTATAGAACTTCTCGTTGTTGACTCCAAACTGTTTAACATGCGCTAGTCTTTCTGATATCATTTCATAGTATGAATACATAGCCTCTTGAACGCTAGACTTTTCATTAGTCCAGTTGTTCCAAAAGTCTTGAGGCAACATAGACAACATACGATGAGTTTCAACAGCGTTCTGGGTATTAACCTTAGCGCCTTTACCTGACTTCTTGCCTAGTCTTTTGTCTAGTTTCTTCGCCGCTTTCTTTTCAGCTTCTTCCCTAGTGATGCCTTCTTCTTTCACTAGCTCTTCGGTTTCTTCTATAAACCTTCTTAAAGCCTTAGTATCAGCATCTATGCCAAAGTGTTCATACCCTTGATTCTGAATACGTTGAATATAGTTATCAACCTGTATCTCTGATAAAGGTACTCCTCTTTCCTCAGCTATCTTTAACGCTTCCCTAGTAAACTCTCTTCTGTTTTCTTTAATCTTTTTATAATCTAAACGACCATGCAAAGGAAAGTATGTACCGCCCTCATACAGTGTCTCGTCTAGCCCATACTTTTTAATATCATTCTTAATTGTTAAGTCTAGGAAAGTGGCAAGCTCGTTAGAGGCTTTCTTCTGCTCCTTAGTAAACTTAGAGTAAACCTCGTTCTTAGCATCTTTCTGCTCTTTAGTATCTTGAGGCATAACACGATGGTCATGTACAGCCTGAGCCTCTTCAACACCCAAAGTCATGAACGTACCAATACCTTTGCTGTACATTGACTTAAAGTTCATAGCTTCTGCGTGAACTGGAGTGATGCCTAGTCTTCTGCCCAAGTCACCTCTTGTAGATTGGAACTTAGCCGCTAACTTTCTAGACTTCTCTGTCTGTAGCTTACCTACGATCTTACTAGGTACATCACCCAACACAGGGGCTAAATACTTAGAATACAAGTGACCTAATCGAGTCTCTGTTACAGGTATCTTTTCTTGGTTCTTTACCCAAGCGCCTGTATCTTCATTAAACTCAATAATACCCTCGTCAACCTGCTTTGCAAAAGACAAGTCCTGATTCTTCTGAGCCTTTGACATTACACTACTGCCAACACCGAAAGGAAGACCTAAGATACCACCTATTAAGCCCTCAATAGCAGACTCTTTAAGAGCCTCTTCAATGTCTAGTTCGTTCCAGTAAGATGTAGCATTACTTGCCGCTAAAGTTGTAGAAAAGTCCTGAGTTGCTTCTGTAGCACCTGACACCAACCCTGCTGTAACTAGTGTCCTACCTAGAGACGGTGCTTGAGCAACCTGTTCTCTAATAGCAGTACTAAAAGCACTGGCGTTACCTGAGTTGATTGCCTTTTGAACTTCAGGCGTTATGTTCTTGATAGCAGGAGACATAGCCTTAACAAACTTAGCCGCCGCTAGGGGTTCTAACGCACCTAATGCAAGACCAGTGCCAATGTCAGCCATTGATGCGTTGTAGGCTTCGTCCATGTCCTCAGCTTTCAAACCAATGTCACCGATGTTCATCAATCCAGATGTAACACCACCTGCAACTAAAGCACCTGCCGAACCTTTAGCACCAATAGCCGCCGCAGGGACTGCCGCCAACAATGAAGGCAAGGCAACACCAACTGTACCCGCACCTCTAGCTACTTGATCTATCAAGCCTCTAAACGAAAACTCACCATCCTCATACAAAGGATGAGCTGTGACCATCTCAACTTCACGTAAGTTTTCTTCTTTACCTTCCACCATTGCACGACCAAACGCACTGTCAGCAAACCCAAAGGCTTCTGCTAGTGATTGACCGCCACGATATAATAGAGCCTGTCCTAAATCGACACCTGCTCCTACTTGATCTGCTATTCCATCAGGCTTGCGGGATATATTCTCATCAAACTGTGCATCAGACATATCCCATAGTGTATCAAACGCTGTTGATCCTATGGATTCTGACATATTATTTACCTTGTTGTTTCAGTATTCTTTGAAGAGCTTTATCTGAAGCTTTTACCACTTTGCCCATTTCTATTTCATCGCCCATCCATCCCTGAGCAATGTCAACAAACTCTGACAAGTATTCTCTACGAACACTAGGCGATAGACTGTCTAGGTTTCTACCCATTATAGGATGATTGTATAGGTAGTTAGCAACGGTGTTAACATTGTCACCTTCTGCCCCATAGACACGCAACTCTGATTCTAAAGCACCTACGGATTGAGGATTAGTTAGTCTTCCTTTGCTTTGTGCGCTTAATAGCTGAATAGCCAACTGAGCATCTGCTCGTTTCTTAGCCGCTTCTGTAAGGTCTTGCTTTTGCCTAGACTTTAAGCCTGTCTGTAGCGCAACACCCAAGTTTTCAAAAGTACCACGACCACTACCTGCATTAGCCAACATAGCCGCACCCATAGCCATCAAGTCTACTTTGCTGTTTAACCTGTCAAAGAAGTTATCTTTTGTGCCAGAGTCTCCACCAGTAGTCCCGATCTCTTGGTTTAACTCTTTTTCTTCCTCACGAATCTCTTCTAACCCAGACTTTGTTTCTGTCTGAGTTGGTACTCCTAGGTCTTCTAAAATTGCATCAGCACTTGCAACTTCATCTGCTCTACGTTGCTCTACTAAACCACCTTTAGACTCTACAGCACTGTTAAGTATGCTCTGACGTTCATTTATTACGTTTAAATCACTTTGAGCATCACGAGATGTAATCCTACCCTCCTGTAGGTCTTTAATTACTTTATCCTTACGTGCATTCAAATTTGACTGAACCTGCTCAGCATCCTCTGCCAACCCAAGCTGTTTAGTTTCATACTGATCCAGAGGACTACCTACAACGAAAGGACTTCCATAACTGTTTTTAAACAGAGAGCTAAAGAAGTTACCGAGAGCGTTACCTGTCTGTGATAGTCTCTGTCTAGCATCCATCATTACCTCTTGTTGTTGGTCGCTAGGAAGCTGTTCATAAAACGGCTGATTGTATATACCACCGCTAGGCTGAGGATTAAGAATAGTTTGAAGCTGATTATAAGCTTGTTGCGTTTCTTCTCTAGTTGTCATTGCATTACTCCAGTATTCAGTAGCTGAGGTCGCTGTTGTGCCATTGCCTTAGCCTGTCTTTCTATATATGATTGCAGAAGATCAGCCTCACGGTTACGTCTAGGAAGTAGCTCTTCATTTGTCCACTCGTTAGGATCACGTAGCATTTGAATGCCTTTCGTCATATCCCCTTTCATTATTTCATTCATGGTGTTAAACTTCAAAGCACCATCGCCATAGTTATGTACTAGAGAAACACCAACAGCTAACTGTTCAGGTGACAGGTCAATACCTTTAAAGTAGTCTTTAACCTTGTTAGTACTTTTATCAATGTGAGCATTAGTTATGTCCATTGCTACGTTAGAAGGCAAGCTAAAATGACCAAGCTCTCTTTCAACAGCTAACGCATCTTCGCCTTGCTTGCCTACATAAGGTAGTAAAGACTCTTGTATGTTTGAAGGCAGTCCTAGCTTCATAAAGCTTTTCAAGTCCATTTGACCTATGTCGATACCACCGCCAAAGGTTAAGCCAGACTTGCCGATAGCTTTCCCATCTTTCTTTGGAATGTAAGTACGAGCTTTATCACCTTCCATTGGAAAGCCTTCTTCTCGTATTACAAACTTACGAACAATATCATTAGTCATTACTTACTCACCTGTTTTTGGCTTTATCATATTTGCTAAGAAGTTACCACCTACAGAACCCCCGCCAAGACCTGCTCCTACAGGCATACCCGCTAACGTCAAGCCTACACCGAGTAACGTACTGAACGGATCAGAGTTAGGCTGTGTTTGTGTAGCTGTGGTAGAAGACTCACCTGTTTGATACTGCTCTCTACCTAGAGGACTTGCAGATAGGAAGTCATAGAACTGTGCAAGGTTAGCCATCTCAGCCATACGCGGAGCATCATACTGTTGTATCATATCCATCAACTCTGCCTGATCTCTTGCCGTTCTGTCCTGACCTATAGCGGACATAATACCACCACCGCGTTCAAGCTGAGAAGTAAAGGCAGGAAGCTGACCTAACGCTCCTAAAGCAGTTTGATATCCTAATGCTTTGTCACGAAGTCCGAGACCTATATCTGCTTGTGCTAATTGTCGTTCTTGTAGATTTAACTTTTGCTGTGCTAATGCCGCATCTGCTATTGACTTCTGCGTAGCTCTGTTAATTTCACCGCCTAGTAAACCCAAACCTTCACCAGTTTCACTACCACCATACTGACCTGCCGCAGTACCTTTCTGGAACAACGGAACAGAACCTCGTTGGAAGGCAACATTAGATTCATCTAAGATACTTGCTAATTGATCTTGAAATGCTGTATTAGTAGACAAGTCAGTAGTACTAGAGGTGTCATAAGACATAGGCGTACCTGCCGCACCTAGTAAGTTGCCAAGACCTGCCTGACCCATGCTAAGTAAGTTAGTTATACCACCGCCTTCACCATATAGATCAAGTAAAGCCTGTTCACCTTGAGCAACTAGAGGGTCTTCTTCCGCTAGTCTAGTACCTTGATAGATACCTTCAGTGCCTTGATTGTATAGATTGTACGCATCTATCAAGCCACCAACAGACATATTACGTAGCTCTTCCCCTAACTGTACTTGTTGACTTGAAGTAGTTTGCTCTTCAGTTGTAGTTTGACCGCCACCCTTACTCATTTAAAACTCCTTTACCATGTATATTATATCGGAAGAATAATCTGGAATAAGTTTAGTCCAACCTTTTCTTCCAAATATTTCAACACCATCTAGTCCTTTCTCTTTAGCCCAGTCTTCAACAGTTTCTAAATAAAGACTGACCCACTCTCTAATATCTTTACCACCACATAGATGTATCAATAACCTTTCCTTAACAGGATATGAAACATGCTTAGTTACAATAGCCCCTAGTATTTCTTCTTCTCTATAGACTAACCACAACTGGCTGTGTCCTTTCTGTATGCTTTCTAACACTGTCTTTAAAGTAACTTCAGGGGCTTTGTCAATTACTTTAAGAAGATAGTCAATGATTACGTTCAGGTTCTTTTCTATTTCTGCAACGTCTTTTACTAAGCTTACTTTATACATTTATCGCTTTACCTTCGATGTCTACGTCTAGGATGTTAAATGTAACTGTTGAAGTTCCGCTATCCATAGCCATCTTTATCTTTACTACATCGCCTTGCTCTGCTGTTCCTTTAGCAGTAAAGGAGATAGGAAGATAATGAGAACCATTAAAGTTTAATGTATGCTCTGTACCTTCCTGTAACACATCATTTATATATACACCAATCGTAGTGTCTGTTTGACCTCCTGATTGATGACTCATGTTTGCACTGAAGTTTAAACGATATCTACTTGCAGATAAGAACGTAAATGTACCTGCATCTTTGTCAGCCTCTAAGCCTTCTTCATCTGCTCTAATAGTGTCATAAGCTGTGACAGTAGCGGGCGTAGTTGTAAGAGCCATCGTAGCCCCTGCTGTAGATAAAAACATACCTGAGTCATGTACTTCACTAATCCCACCTAAGAATCTAGAGATACGCTGTAATTCACTTTGTAAATATACAGGAATACCTTCAACATCTTGCGGAGGAGGCAGTGGAACATATTCAAGCCTCATTGTCTTCCCTCATAGCTGTACTCAATAGAGTATCCAGTCAATGCCCAGATATTGTCAGTCTTTGACTCCATTTTAATTCCAATGTATCTGCCACTTTCTCTAAAGGTAGCTTTATAGTCTTCACCTATTACAAACTCTTGAGGCTGTGACCATGTAATACCGCCGCCTTGATATTCTTCAGTACCTACGTAGATGTTAACTGTACCTTCACCTTCAAAGTGTGGGTATATAGCGTTAATATACTTATAGCCTTTGTCATCTTCAAAGTCTAAGCCAATACGCTCAACAAAAGGTTTGTATGTTTCTCCGTTGATGCTAAGACCTGTATCGCCTAAAAAGAAACCAGAATCGTTATTAGCATCGCCATGTTTAACATATAATAAATCATTACGAGAGGGGTTATAAGACTCTTCTCCCCAGAATGAACCATCTTCATCCCAAGTACCTGAGTCACTGTCCCAACCTTCAGGCTCACCAGTAGTTCTTTCAACATGACCAAGACCAATAAAAGCTATTCTATCTACATCACGCTGTGACCACGTGTCTGACTCGTAGTTGTAAATAATTATTTTATCTGACTCACCTGTTTCACTATCAACAGAGGGGTAGTTAATTAATACTTCTCTATTTTTAGAATCGTGAGTACATTTAACTTTGTCTGTATGCTCTGGATTAATTTGAGAATAAAAAGCCTTACGCATTTTGTTAGTAATAACAGACTTCTTAGTTGTTCCGTCATGGATGTAAACATCATCAACACCCACAACAAAATGCTTACCTGAAAACTCTGTAACGCAATCCTTAGCCAAGATACCTGAGCCGTCTGTAAATACTTTTCTAAATGAGAATACAAGATTACCACCAATAAACTGCATAGCCCATACAGCATCATTCTTGTAAATAAAGAACGTATCGTTAAGCGCCTTACCCTCTATAATTCTACCTTGTGTATCTGGTAAAATGTTATAACCTGCCTGTACCGCAGGGTCTCCAGTGTCCCATGAAGCAGGTACGCCGCCTAGAGGAGCAGTATCACTCCATTTAATCATTGTGGGATAGGCGTTGCTAGTATTTCCATCATAAATATCTAAAGCAACTAAATAGTTCTTAAAAGGACGTACAACACCACAAACTTCATCAGAATCCCAACCCGTTAAAGGCTCAAACTTGTTTGAAGATGTATTATAAAACTGAGGGACATCATCACCATTGTTAAATATTAAAACACCATTAAATAGTGTCGATGTCCAACCGTCATCATAATCTCCAGTATAGTCTCCAGAGGTTCTTGTAACTTTAGTGTGGGAGTTATCAGACCCAATACGATAGATATCAGTTTCAGTAGCATAGAACCAATAGTTAGAGCTAAAGTCTGTCCAAGGAACTGCAATCATCGGATGACCTGCTATGGGGTTTCCTTCCGAGTCATCATCAGCTTCATAAACTTCAGAATATCCTAAAGCTACGTTAGTTCTAGACTGTCTGAATGTTACGTTAGAACCATCACTCCATATCTCATTAGGCATAGCATAAGGAGACAGATCAAGATTAATGCCACGAGGTCTTTTTATTTCTATCTTCTTATAAGCCATATTTAGCTATCTCTTTTCCAACGGTAAACAACAACGTAGGGAGGCATATTATCGTGCGCTTGGCCACCACCTGCATTACTAACGCTACCAGTTATAGTGTGGGTGTGATTGCTTACATTAGCGGCAGTACCTGATACGCTGTGGGTGTGACCAGTGTGGGTTGTAACATTGTTACCTATAGTAGAAGTAAAAGCAGCGTGTCCGTCACCATGATAGTCGTCGTCTATTGATGTTGTTCCACCAGTAACTGTTTTTTGACCCCCGAGAATAGCATCGTTAGTTTTAAATCTTAGGTTAGTACCATGAGTATGCGAACCACCATTAGCGGCTGTCCCCGATACGCTGTGACTGTGACCCCCTGAACCCAAAGTTGCAAAGGTATCATCGTGGTCGTGCGATGGCATTTGATCTTCTGTAAGTGTTACAGTTTTAGAACCACCACTGTCAGAAGTACTATCGAAATCATCATCATTAGGGTCTAAACCTACTAGCATCTTACCCTGACCAAAAGAACTCCAAGTAGTCCCTGGGAATAAGTCGTTGGGGTTATCGCTTTCTGTTGACTCATAAATACAACCTACAGGATATATAACGTCATATAAGTCGGTAATTCCTGTAAGAGCATTAAGGTTAGCAGTAGTAGCAGTACAGCCATCTAGCTTGTTTAACTCATCCGCAGTTGCAGTGACAGCGCCTGAATCAGTATCTTCAGATATACCACTAAACTGATCTTTTATAGCCTTTTTAATATTACGAATGTGGTCATCGCCCTGATTCTTATTATCAGTACCTGTAGGGTTAGCGGTGTTTAGCTGATGTAGTCTTGCCGTGCCGTCATCGTTTACAGTTTCAAGTCCCATGTTAGCCTCTTAGTTATTTTCTATACCTAGCTGTTTTCTTAGCTATCTTTCGTGGTTGTTTGCTGTGTTGCTTACCCTTCTTAGTGTCTGCTCTTTTCTTTCGAGAGGTAGCGGCGTATTCTTTCTTGGACAATGCATCTCTAGCTTTCTTGGGAAGGTAACGCTCACCTGTAGCTTTCTTTCCCTGAGTACTAGGCTTACCTGACTTAGTACCCCACTTCTGCTTAGTCCACTTCTTTAAACTCTTTTGTTGTTTCTTTAGAGGCATTACCGATATCCTCCACCTTTAGCTTTATATTCTTTAGCAAGCATCTGTGCTTTACGTGCTGACCATTGCCCTGCCTTACCACCTTTACTACCTGCTTTAATCTTGTTAAACAGATTCTTACGCATAGTTGGCTTGGTGTAGTTACCTGCTGAGTTTACTGTAGACTTCTTCTTCTTCTTAGCAGGTTTTCTTTTAGTAGGCACGTTTTCTTCCTTTTCTTTTAACAGTTACTTTCTTTTTCTTAGTCTTCTTTGGTTTGCTGTATCTATACATACCGACCTCCTACCACTTAACCTTATCTGCCCAATAAGCCGCACTCATCTTACCCTTAGCAATGTTCTTAGCATGACGAGCTTTAAAAGACTTACGCTTTGCTTTCATCTTAGCTGATTCACCTGCTTTAGGTTTACCTGCTGTCTTAGCACCTTTCTGTCCAAAACGAATTGTCTTAACTTTATCGCCTTCTTTAGCCACAACAATATGTGACTTCTTAGGATGATTCGGAGTACGCTTAGGTTTGTTGTAGCCAGATACACCTGCTCTAGCTAGTCTTGAATCTTTCTTCTTAGGCATGTTAACTCCTACTTCAATGGATTAGACAGGTATTCCATACCCTGCCATAAATCTTCTACTTCTTTTGTTAATGTTTTAAACTTGGCATCTGTATCGCCAATGTCCTTAATAATAATCTCAGCCTTAGCCACAGTGCCTTTGATAGACTCTATATCTTTAGATAGCTCAGAAACGTCTCCTTTCAATTCTAAGAGGTTCTTTTGCTGTACCACTAGGGTATCTAGGCTAGTCTTTAAAGTGGCTAATTTACCCTTTAATTGGCTCACATCGTTGTCTTCGAGTCTTTGCTCTATAAGCTGTACCTTTTCTACAACTGGTTTAACAGCAGATGCTTTCTTTTCAACGATAGCTAAACGAGAATATAAACTACTTGCAGTCCACACTGCTGAGGCTATTGTGGTTGCTAATGATAATACAACCGCTATATAAATACCTTTTAACTTAACACCACCAATAGTCAACTCAGTTTCTGATAGCTTCATAGTTCGTTACATCCCTCATTGTACATAAAACAGTTATAGCCTTGACCTACAGGACTAGTTTGAAAGAACTCTGACTCGCTACCTAAAGCTAAGATATCAGCTTCTGTTACGTACAAATCAAGTCCCATGTTATCATTACCGTTTAAGAACACAGCAGTTAGGTTACGTGTAGTGTTGTAACCCATAGATACCCACTGTGCGTTAGCATCGTAAAAGATAGTAGTTTGCTCTGCCGTAGTATTAGCATTCTCAATACCTTGCTCTAAAAACGCTACCGCTTCTTCTGAACCTGCTACAGCTAAGTAAGCACTAGCGTTGTTAGCATGGGTCTCAATGTCATCTACAGATTGATTATAGTTATCTACGCTTTCTTGAGATACTTCTAATATTTCTTGGTTTGAAGATACAAACTGCTGTACTTCATCTTCTTGTTGAGGGGTCGAAGCTTCCTCTATCTTTTCATTAACCTGCAACACTGTACTCATGTCAACTACGGCTTCGGTAAAACGACCTATCGCCTCATCCATCAAGTCTAGTTCATCCATAGCTTTGTTTTCTAAAACAGCTTTAATATCACCGTAGGGCTTATAGTTATTTACAAAGTTATCTAAAGCTTGATTATACGCTTCGACTTGCGCTTCGCTAATATGAGCAGAAGTAGAAAGACTACCTGTCGATAAAGCATCTCCTTGATGTGCATACTCTGTAGCCGCCCCTACTAGTTTAATACCTGTAGTAATCTGATTAACAATATCAGAAGAGGTATTTAGTAACTCATCTTTTTCACTTGCTTGTAGTGCGGAACTTAGCAATAATAGAGACAGTAGTGTCTTCTTCAGTTGCATCCTCTTCTCCTATGTTTAATATAGTATTGTACCAATCTTTTGTATCTTTGTTGTAGTCAGGAATGTAAATCTCAGGCTGTCTCTTCATAGCCAATACTGCACGTTTACCTACAACTAACTTACCGTTTAAAAGCAAAGGGCAAGGAGTACCTGAAACAAACATTGAACGCCATACTTCTACTGACTCACACATTCTAGCAACTGCCGCTACTTTCATTCCTAAATCTGATAACAACTTAGAATCTCTACGTCTATCACAGTTAGGATCAACTTTATAGCTACCACTGCTAAACCCTACACCTACTGTCTGTAGCGAACCCCCTGTACCTTTAAGGCAAGTGTCCATACCGCTACTCATATAGCTAGGACTAATTGCAGAGCCTACTGGTATCTCACTACTGCTTCCTACTCCGTTGTAGGTGTTACTTACTGAATCATCTTGTGTAGTGTTATTGCTATTCGTAGTCGAGTTAGCACCGTGGTACGTATTCAAACTACCTTCTTGCGCGTTGTCCGCTAATGTTACCCAAGACAACATCATTAGTAAACAAAATACTTGTCTCACTTCTTGTGTACAATCTTCTGTACTGTCTTTGATTCATAAATACGAATACCTAACCAGATAATCGTAAATAAACTGGCAATGGGAGGCAACCAAGCCGCCAACGACATTATACCAGTTGATGCCGCCATTACGTCTACAGCTTGTTTTGTTTCTTCCGTTACCATAATATTATTCCTTGTTACGATGGATTTCTTTGTGCGTCAGTTGGTGGTACGTTGTAAATTACTCTAGGTAGATAAGTAGTGTCATCAATAGCATAACCTCTTTCTACCTGTAAAATATTATCGTTACCTACAAAACTATCAGCCAACGCTACAGCCTCTGTGTGCGCTTCTTCTCTTGTGTCATATGTGCTGTGTATAATTCTTTCTTCAGAACCGTCACTGTTTTTTTGTAAGTAACCTACTTTCATTTTAGTTCCTTATTTTTACCGTTTTACCTTGTATAGTATCTACTGCAATATTATCAGCCGTAGCACTAATTTCTCTAGCTTTAATACTTACACCAACAGAACTAGTAAAATATCCTAAAAATTGTGTAAAATCTCTACGTATTTCAAAAGCACTATCTGTTGTACCATCAATTTTATAGTGGACACCGTCAATAGAAGTACCTTGCGATTCCCAATCAAAGGGGTGTAGATATACAGTATCTCCAACGACAGGTGAATTTGTATACGTACCTGTTGTTACGATTGTTCTATCTGTAGAAACATCATAACGATAGTTATATATCAAACCCATAGATACTCCACCACTAGAATTATTTTTAGATAAGCCACAGTATTGCGAAAAATGTTTAACAAAGTTACCTGTTACTTGCCATTCTTTCATGTAGCTTGTTGGGGTTGAAGTACTTTGTACGGTTCCTAAATTTACTACAGCTTCAGAAGAAGGACTAGGGGCTGATACGCTAACAGTTAGTTGACCATCATTAGTATTGCTTACATTATAATATACTAAATCTAATGAAAAGTCTATATGTTTAGAACCAATACCAGAAGGTGTGTCAAAAGCATTTCCTGAAATTGCAGTTGGAGTATCATTTAAAACCTGAGTAGAACCCATAGCGTGTGAAAGAATATTATAAAAAGGATACTCAGTAACAGCGTTAATTGTACCATCTACAGTGACATTACCCTTCAGATTAATAGTGTCTTCTTTCCCTGCAACACTAACACCAGAACCTAAGTTGATTGTATTCTGTGAATCTGTAGACTGCGTACCGATGTTAACAGTTGTGAGTCCTGCAAAAAACCCTGCAAACCCTGTGCCTATGTTTACAGTTTTAGTAGAAGCTGTATTGTCGTGATTACCAGTAGCAATATTAGTAGTGACTGTACCTGATGTACTTATGTCTACATTAGGTGCTGTGATAGTATCTGTGGTAGTTAAAGCTCCTGTAACATTTAGGTCGCCACCTAATACATCTAAATCAAAACCACTAGATACACTAAGGTGTTCACCCACACTAACAGCATTTTCACCTACAATTAATTTAATATTATTGTCATAATATAAACTAACACCACCATTAGGAGAAGCAGTAATCATGTTTTCGTTAGTGTCTGAAGCTACAGCAAATATGTTTCCGTTAGTTTTTAGTATAAGACCTAACTCCCCTGCATCTTCAATCACAGAGGGTTCACCATTATTGTGGTAAATTAAGAGGTCACTATCTGTACCAAACTTAGCTTTTACTCCATCGTTAAATAATACATCGCCAGTAAACGTGTCTCCTGTTGTGTCTGCTTTACCTGCTACAGTAGTGTTTAAACCTGCTATATCTACACCGTCTACAGTACCGCTTACTGCAATATTACCTACAACGTCTAAAGCTTCATTTGGGTCGTCAGTACCTATACCTACGTTTATGCCAAAGTAACCAGTACCAGATAGGTAAAGGTCTTTGAACCTTCTTGCACTAGAGCCTAAGTCAAATAAATCATCACTATCTGAATTAAAAGGTCTAAATGCTTCTGAACCACCAGCATTAGTCATAGCAAGTCTAGTAGTTGTACCGCCAGTATTTGAACCTTCAAATATTAAAGCATTTCCATTATTAGGAACATCTATAACTAAATTATTAGTTTCACCACCAATAGACCCTACAGTTGTACCGTCTCTGTCAAAATTAAGAATACTGCCATCGCTACCAAGTCGATTAAAGTTTCCAGAGTTACCACCGTAAGCCGCAAATATTTGACCTGTAGCTAATAAATTAATACCGCTGTTTTCAGCTCCTGAGTTATTGCTTACGTTGTTGTCAGTAGTACCCACCAATACGTTGCCTGATGAGTCGATACGCATACGTTCACTAGTACCATCACCAAACGCAAGGGCTTCTCCGTAGAAAGTGTTTATACTCCATAAAGGATTTGCAAGACTTAAATCAGAACACACTATTTGCAGACCACCACCACCGCCTGATGTTGTTCTAAATAATGCTTGGTTAGTTCCTGAGCTTCCACCTGCTACGTGAAGGTTGGTTACAGGACTAGTAGTACCTATACCCACTCTATCGTTAGTAGCATCAACATGAAGAGTATTTGTGTCTACAGTTAACCCTGCCGCAGTAACATCACCAGTAAATGTAGCACCCGACAAGTCTGCTTTGCCTGCTACAGTAGTGTTTAGACTTGCTATATCTACTCCGTCTACTGTGCCTGTAATTGAAATATCACCAAAAACATTTACATTTTGATTAGCAAGCAGAGTACCTACACTAAGACCACCACCAGTTACATTAACTCCACCAGTAAACTGAGCCCCTGTTAAGTTAGCCTTTCCTGAAATATCTTGATGAGAAGTTAGGTATCGACCATCGAGGTCTGTAGTAACTGTATTGCTGTTACCTTTAGTAAGTGTCAAGATACCATCGGCAGTGTCAAACGATGCTGATGTAATTTCTAAGTTTTGAGCCGCGTTTTGAGCCGCGTTTTGAGCCGCAGTTGCAGATGCCGCGGCTTCGCTTGCTTTGGTTGTAGCTATACCTGCTTGAGTTGTGGCTATGCCTGCTTGAGTTGTGGCTTCTATTGCTTTAGTGCTTGATGTTTGCGCCGCACTTTGTGCTATAAGCTTTGCAGACTCTGCCGCATCCGCAGAAGCCTCCGCACTGTTTTGATGCGTATCAGAAGAATCAGCGTAATCTTTGTAGAATCCTGTCATTGTTTATCCTTGTGGAAGTACACCAATGGTTGATCCTGAGAACTCAGCTTTCATCGCCATGTTTTCAAGCTCTGCCGCCGCCCCTCTAAACTTAGACTCAAACAGTTGAGCCTCTTCTGTATTCTTTGTATATAGTGCTAGTTCAGCTAATGCACCATAAAGTAAAAGGTCTGTTCCTTGTTCAACAAACCAGTTAGTATCTGTATCGTTAACTAAGTTATCAGCAACGATGTAGTAATATAGTTTTATACTAGATATCTCACCATTTAAGGGAGCTATTAAGAATCTGTTCTGCTGTCTTGCAAAGTACTTTGGGAAGCCTTCTGCTGTTTGCATACCAACTACGTATGGAAGTGTTTTGCGTTCTAGTTCGTAAGTTCTACCACCAGAGTCAAACGACACTGCTTTTGCTTCTAAGTAGTCTTCAGGAAGAGCTACAGCACCTTCAGAGTTTACAGCTAGATTATTGTTGTATCCTTCAAGAACAGGGATACGCAAGACACGATTAGCTCGGTCTTGGGCTAAGTTAATAAATGAATTATATGTTGAATCTGAAATGTCTTTACGGTTTGCCCAGTCTTTAACTAAAGCTCTGAGTTCACCTAGATTATTAACTGCCATTATATTCGCCCATGATCGGTTCTAAGTTTTAAGTAATCAGCACTTCGTAGTCGTGCCATCATCTTTGCTTTTAAATCAGGATCGTTGAATAACTGTTGCATAGTGCAGTTCCACTCGTGACACCATGCGTTAATTAAATTGAGAGGAATAGAAGCTACCTTACGTCCAAAGGTATCCTTATCTGTTCTTCTATTTAAATTGTTGTTTGCTTCTATTTTGTTTCGTTCAAGAATCGAACTAAAGTCTTGAGTAGTACCAAATGTAATTGTATCATCATTGTTTTTAATGATATGTGTTTTAACGTCAGACATAGATACCTCAGAAAAGAAACTAGGCTACCCCGAAAGATAGCCTAGTGTGTTACTTATTATGCACCTGCTACGTCACGGATAACACCAGAAGCCGCTTCGTTTTTAGAACACAAAGTGTATTCTACAAGCATTTGCTTCTCATCGGCATCACCTGTTTTAGCTAGATCAATGGTTTGGAAATCACGATAGTAATCTACAGACCACATGTCAGGCTGAAGAACAAGTACAGAATCAGTTAGCATGTGACGGTTTGGAACAACAGTTAACTCGCCGTAGTCAGATACGTAGATGTCAACTGCGTTTACAATAGTCTTAGGATCAACTGATTTGTATTGGTTAGCAGTACCAGTAAAGTCAGTTAGTTCTGCTTTACGAGCCGCACCACACATAATAACTGAAGGATTACCACCTTGCTCCCAAATGTCTTCAACAACTTCTGTTAGAAGGTCTTCAGTAAAGTCACGATCAGTACCTGCTGTGTAAACGTCAGTACCATCACCTGTTGGAGCCGCACCAGAACCCGCACCAACTAAACAGTTAGTACCAAGCCAAGAGTAAACAGAACCAAGCTCACGTGGGTTGTTAGTGCCGTTACCTACGTCTTGTGCTTTATCAACACCTACTAGGCTGAACTCCATATCACGTTTTAGTTCCATACCTGCTTTAGCAAGCTGATAGGCCATTTCTGAAGCGCGACCTGCCGCATCTGCGGCTTCGTTAGAACCAGAAACGCTAACAGTTTTACTAGCAATCTGAGTGTAGTTACCAACGCGAGTAGTTGCAGAAGCCGCCGCCGCAGGAGCATCAGCACCTTCAACTTGAGCATTGTTAGCCGCAGTTGCTAAAGAGTCAACTTGCCACTCGTAGTAAGTACCGTTAGTAGAACCTTTACCTACGTTAGAGATAAAAGGAGTGTCTGTTGGAGAAATGTTGTAAATGATGTCCGCAAGGTCTTCTCTAATACCTGTTGCATCATAAGTCTTATAAACTGCCATAATTAAATTTCCTTATTAAATAAAGTTAAGAGGTTAAAGACAGAATGGCGTTTGCCGCATCTGTCACTTTGCCAGAGCTTTTTAGCTTTTGTCGTTGTTCCTTAACGGCGCGAGCTTTGCGTGTTTGTGCTGTAGGAGGCGAACTAGCTTTAACTTTCTTTTTAACAATAGGCTGTCGCTTCTTCTTGACAGTTGCCTTCTTGCTAACAAGTTCGTCATATAGTCTTGCCTTGTTTATTACAGATACATCACGCGCTGTCATAAGATTAGCTAAAGTGTCATCATCATACCCTTGACCTCTAGCATATTCTACAACAGACTTTTGGAACTCAGGCGAAACCCACTCAGGTAGTATTTCTGATAGCTTCGCTTGTTCCTGCTCCATCAACTTAGCTCGTTGTTCCTGTTGTTGCTTGTCAGCTTGCGCTTTAGCTTGTTGAAAACCTGCAATGCTCTGACGGAGATTATCTTCAATCTCTTGAACACGTAGTTGCTGTTTTACAAATGCAACAGGATCATTCTCTTTGTCGATAGTGCCTAACAGTTCTTTAGCCTTATTAACCTCCGCTAGTTGATTCGTAGCGGCTAGTTCCATAAGTTGCAGATACTGCTGTCTCTCAGCATTAAGAGTAGACTGCAAACTTTCAAGTTCTTTAGACTCCTCTTGTAGCTTCTGGACACGCTTAGTGTAATTCTTTTCAAGTTGATATCCTTTCTTTAACTCTTCGAGATTGACTTCATACTCCTCACCATCCACCTTAACAGTGTGCAGTGTATCTTCTGTAGTCGTCTCTGGAGTTTCAGACTCTTCTTCAACTTCATCAGAATCCCCCACTTCAACGTCACCTTCGTCTTCTTCCGTTTCGACTTCGGTTTCTTCCTCTACTTCATCTTCGACTTCTGTGTCTTCGTCTTCAGTAGCGACCTCTTGAGTTTCCTCTTCGAGGGTTTCTTGCTCTAGCTCCTCTTCCTTCACTTGCTCCTCTTCGGAGGGATTAAGAAGTTTAGCTACGGCTTCATTCATTGTAAGAGTTTCATTGACATCCACTTGGGGTAGTCTCCTATGTAGTTCTATATATGTATATTATACCATACTTTTAAGCAAATGTAAAGCTTTATTTTACTTTTTGTTGGTATTCGTAGTTTGACACGTAACCTTCAATAACATCTTCAACCATACCTACTGCTTTTTGTAAATGCCAAAGATCATCACGTTCGTCAATTTCTTGTGACTTAGCCCACGTTACAGCTATGCTGTTTTGGATATCAGAGAAGACCTCTTCTAAGAGACCTCCCCTAAGTAACTGTCGGGCTACGTCTGCTTTTCTTTCTGCATCCATTACTCACCACTCATTCTTAGTTTACTGTCACCAATACCTACTGGTCGTTTCTGTTGAGCTTCAAGTCCAAGTTCTGCCGCTTCTTTCTTCTTCATCCATTCAAACTTCTCACGCTCAAACTTTAGAGTCTCTAGTTTCAACTGGAACTCAGACTGTTTCATCTGAGCTTCTGCTTGTTGCGCTTGAGCCTGTACTTGTTTTAACTGAGCATCAGCCATGTCTTTCTGTGACTCACCCTGAGCCGCAATCATGTCTGGGCTTGGTTGTGGTTCGGGCGGTTCAATCTGACGAGGATCGCCAATAAATCTAGATGGGTTACGGTAGCCTGCATTTTTAATAAACTCACTAGCTAAAGCATGAATATGCTCTGGTTTAATTAGATAACCACCTTGAGTTTCACCTACGCCTCTAAGCATGGTTGCAATGTTGTTTAAGTGCATTAATTGCTGGTCTTTGTTTTGATTACCTAAACCAACAGTCACTGCCATGTCAAATCTATCTTTCCAATCGTAAGGGGCAACAGGTACGTATTGTCCTCTAAGCTTAACAATATCTACTTCACTGTTGTTTGTACGGATTAAACGATAGAGCTGTAAGAATAGTTCTTTAACGCCTGTCTCTGCAAAGATACGAGCAATAAGCTGAATCTTTTCCTGAGCCGCAGTCATCACCTGATTAACTGCTGTAGCGGCTGTATTAGATGTTAATGCTGAAGGGTCTAAGCCTTGAGTCATTCTAGAAACACCCACACGATCTTCTCTTTCTTTGTCTAGCTCGTTTAAGAAGGGGAAGGTAGCCTGACCTAGCTGTGGCACTGGAAGCTGTCTAACAGCGCCCTGTACCTTCTCACGCACGATACCGCCAATGCGGTTGTCGATAAGGTCTTGCAGATTTACTTGATTCTCTACTGCCGCATATCTACCTGCATTAGATAGTGCTAGGTTATCAAGAGTGTGTCTCCACATCTTACTTCTAATTTCTTGGATATCTTTTACAAGGTCAGCAATACTAACACCAGTAAACTTGTGAGGCATCATGATTGGAGATAAGTTGATAATAGGCAAGTGACCTACTTCTTCTTTGTCAAGTACAACATTACCTACCATGTGTACTTCCATGAGCTTCATCTTTTCTTCGTCTTCGTCAAATACTCTAACCCATGCTTTAATGTATTCAACAACTGTATCGTTTGAAAAGTCAATAGGTTCTTCTACATCATCGAATCTAGAGTTCTCAACTTCTGAGTTCATCAAGACTGATCGGTGTCCCTCTCGGACATCTTCTCGATTATAACCTGCATCAACAAGTGACCCAATGCTAACTTCTTGTACTCTTGCGACAAAGGTTGCGTCTTTAAGACTTTTACTTCTCGCCTTAATCCTAAACTCAGAGGATGGGATGTTGTCAACGACTGGCTTACCGCGATAATCGTCACGGCGTACAGTAACATCATAGAGGTTCGGGTCTTCTTCATTAACTTCCTTTTTAACAATCTCTAGTTTCTCATCTTCTTCAAGAGCTTGGACTTCAATCTCTTCAATACCTGTAAAGTTCTCAATGTCACAGTATTCATCTTGTTGCCAACTTACTTCTACCAAACCGTTCTTCATTAGAAGAGCATCTTTGAACCATGTATACAATACGTTAAAACCATCACACCGCTTGTCAAACACATAGTTCAAATAGTCTGTAGCCTGTTGAGCCGCGTTTTCATCTTCAGCTCCTGTTGGCTCAAACTCAACAAATGTATCCCCTGAAGCAAATACTTTCATCAGAGAAGGCATAATACCCTCTACTGTTTTCAAAGTATCTCTAGTAACTACAGAAGAAAAGCCATCTTCCTCATCGCCAAAAGGCTTTCCATAGTAGTAGTCTAAAGCCTCGGACTGTTGTTCAGCTAGATCACTATTAGCCCAAGAGTCAGCCGTGTTCAGTTCTATGCCGACTAACTGTGCTAGTGCTTCATCTGTTATACTTGTTTCCATTTATACATTACTCCAGTTTTTAATTGGGAGAGACCGATCACCGTAATCAGTCCAGTTCTGTGACTTACCTGCTATTGCAAACTGAGCGCACATTACAGCATATCTCGTTGCACACAGAATATCATCTTTTATTGGTACTATCTTTCCATCCTTCCTGTGGTATGCTCTAAACTCTTTGAACCACTCTTCTAAGTGTGAGAATACCTTAAACCTTCCTGTCTCCATTCTTTGAAGCATTTCCATAATAGAAGGTTCAATAAAGTTGTTACCTTTTCCTGTCTCGCCAACAGCCTTTGGATTACGCGCCCAATCATGCAACATGTTGACACCTTGATCTCGATACTGTGAAGCAAGGCTCACTCCGCTTCCCTTATCGCTCTGTAAGCCATCTTTAGGCCATGCTACTGGTATCCATTGGGGTCGTTGTTTAATCGCCGCAGAATGGATTATAGCGGTTTCCTGACGGCTTGAGTAGATGTCATAGACATAATACGTATCGCTTTCTTCGTCTATAGCTATCCAAGCAACTGCTGTAGGGTGGTCATAACCAAAGTCAAGACCTGCAATTCTTTTCCAATGGTCTGGTATTTCAAAAGAATCAACCATGATGTTGTCTTCTGCTACAGGGAACACAAGACCAGAACCAAATACAGGGATACCTTGACTTCTTAGCTGTCTCTCATGTGGAGGATACTGAGCCAGTAGCTGTTCTTTGGTATCTTCGTCTAGGTGAGGAGCATCGTCCCACGTAGCCTGTATTAATCTTTGACCTTCTTTAATGTCATTCATGAATTGGTTTACAACAGGAGTCATACCGTCCTCTGGAGTAAACGTCATCATTACGTATCCGTTTGTTGCTACGGTACGTGTAATACACTGGGTGTAGATATTAGAAGGTGGTTGCTCATCGAGCCAAATCCAATCTACTGGTCTGCCATAGAACTTCTCTTCACCCATCTCGTAGGACTTAAAGCCAATACGAGACCAACCATCAGGGTTGCCATTCTTATCGTGGTGCTGAACCATGACACTATCATACGTGTTACCTGTTGCACCTCTACGTCTAGTCTTCTCTCCAATCATAGCCAACGGAACCATGCCTGTACCCCACATGTCTTCACTTTCAGCTAGACCAAACAATTCTGTCTGTAGAATATCTCTTGTCGTATCGTTAGATACACCTGCCGCCCAACAGTAGATAGGCTTATCAAATCTATTACCTTTCCACCAATCAGGGTATAAACCTGTCAAGTGACACGCTGTAATGTATGCACCACTTGTAGACTTACCAATCTGGTTAGCACACATTGCCAACACCTGATGAGCATCTTTGGTGGAATTAGCTAGACTCTGTTGCCACGGATACAAATCAAAGTGATCTTTCTTGTTGAACTTTATTCTTTCTTTCTGTTCCTTCAACAATTCAAGAAGACGTTTCTTTTGCTCCTTTGGAATCTTTGCAAGTTGTTCTGGCGTTAAATCCACTGCTATTCTACTTCCGCATCAATGACAGGGTTTTTGTTTAATATTGCTAACAGCTCTGTTTGA